TGTTTCGAGCCGTGTTGGAATCCTAACTACGGTCTAGATCAACTGGGAAAATTTAAACCCAATAATCTATTCCTTAGTGGAGATTATACCGCGGCAACTGATGAACTCGATATTAGAGTTTCAACTTGCGTGATTAAATCACTCTCGGAGGCCTTTAGGGCCTCAGGTCAAGATATCCTTGCGGATTATATTGACTGGGAGGGTGGTCGTCACGTTATTGAATACCCTAATCATACAGGTCTCACAAGTGTCATTCAACAGAATGGACAGTTGATGGGATCTTTATTGAGTTTTCCAGTTCTTTGCGTTCTTAATGCCTTTACTATTTGTAAAGCCACTAATCGCACTCTCGAAACAGTTCCTGCTCTTATCCATGGAGACGATTTAGCCGCTTATGTCTCGCCGGAGGAAATCTCCTCGTGGAAAGCAATAGCTAAATCTATTGGATTGAACCTCTCGGTCGGTAAGAATTCTGAATCGAAGAGATTTCTTTCGATTGATTCACAACTTTTTGTTTTGAACGGTGTATATAGTAATACTATATCTCATTCAACAGAAGCTGTTACTCAAAAGGAAAAGATCTCTACTATTCACAATTCAGTGTCGCAGACTTCCCGTCAGGGCTCATGTAGATTTGATGCCAAAAGGTGGGCAACGTTGTCGAATTTAAATTCGAGTACCGTTTATCCTGTTCCTTATTGGTATACAAATACAGATAAGCCTATCTCTGACAAGACTGAACCTTTAGGCCTAAGGGCCCCTAGTGTTAGTACCGCTGGTGACACTATGTCACTCACGAAAACTATTACTGGTAAGTTCAGACTTGTCCAGAGAGACGAGAATTCTAATCTCACGTGCAAAGATGCACTTTTGAATGGTTTTTCTAAAAAACACATTCTAAAGTACAGCTGTGATGCATTGAAGATTAGTCCGCGGTCACTGAATGTTTCTTATCGATTCGGTGGGTTAGGGTTAACTACAGACCCCGAGTACAAAGTATTGTTGAGAGATAAACTCATATATCTTTACTTATTATCTAATAAGTGGAAAATAAAGAGAATTTCTCTTAATACTTACATTGTACCCGAGATAATCCGTGAAATATTGGATGCCGATAAATGTAATCAAATTACAGAAATCGATCCAAACGCGGATCCATCTGAGTTAACATTAACCAAATGGGTTTCGAAGCAACTTTTCAAGTTGACAAAAGAGAAGTGGGGTTACAAGAGATTCAAAGTCCTTGATAACCTAACTTTTCAACATCCACTTGACACATTTAAATCAGTTATCATTCACTATGAAGATAACCGAGTTCAATGTTTACAGAAGCTTCTAGAGACTCTGAAACCGAAGG